ATTTATATTTTGAATCATTTCATCATTGTTTGATCCCGAACTTGTTTGTACGATCGGTAATTCACTTATATTTGTCGTATCATTGTGTTCATTCATATAAAAAGAAAAAACAATATAATTTTCTTTTTATAACTCAAAAAAAGTTTTTATAAATAAATTAACTCCCCTTTTTGATCTTTACAATCCATCATTTTTTCGTTTACTTGATAACATTTATTATTGTATTTAACTACCTTTTTACCTTCTTCAAATTCAGGCCCTTTGTACACTAAACAAGAGCGACTGTCACAACTCATTTTAAACAATCCCGCAATACCCAAACCTAATAATATGGAAAATAACTGAACTCCTGCTTTAGATTGGAAAAACTTTTCAACCTTCAACATTATAGTATACTACTATATATTAATATTCTACTTTAATATCCACAAAATCTTTAGGACAAGAGGTTTCTTCTAATTCATATTGAAAACAATTATTTGTTTTGTCTACATACGTATATTTTTCTAAATTGGTAGGATTGGGGTATAAGACAATGACTTTCTTATAATCATTTGTTAAATAAATATAAAACAAACCAATCGCAAAACTGATGAAAAAGAAACGAAAATCAAAATATTTTAAAAACTTCATATATAGAAAGATTATATATTTATTTTGATGAAATAATTAGACGTGAAATATATTTTTTTAATATATATGAATCTAATATATATTTATTTATGTGGAGTTATATTATTTTCTGTGATCTATTTTTTGTATCAAGAAAAGAAACAACATCATCAAACATTTTGTAACCGCATTTACGATCAAGAGTATCTTTATACAAAACAATATGTAATACGAAACTTTTTAACCAAAGAAGAATGTAATCATATTATCAAAGAAGCCAATCAATATGGTTATAAACATACATGGACCACAGATCGTCACAATCACTATCCAACAACAGACAATAAAATTATAGAATCATGGAAATGTTATGAGATGTTGGAAAACAAAATAAACACTCAGTTATTTCCTTATTATGAAGGAAAGTATCGTTTAAAACCAAATATATTATCTATCATTGAGTTGTTTATTGCAAAATACGATGGAAATCAAGTAAACACGCAAAAAAGTCTTAATCCCCATCAAGATGGTAGTGAATTTTCATTTATTATATGCTTAAACGAGGACTATGAAGGTGGCGGAACACGATTTGTAAAACAAAATAAAACGATACATTTAAATACCGGAGATGTTGTGGTATTTTGCGGACAAACAGAACATGAAGGATTAGATGTTACAAATGGCGTACGATACATTTTACCAGGCTTTTTACGATATGGTTATTGTAGTCAACAAGATGACAGTGATGATGAAGATTAAATATGGTTGTTATACGATAAATGGTAAAACACGATCATAATAACAACATCCATCATTATCCCAGTGAACTTGAATCGGTATAATTTCTACGCCATTTTCATACGCACGGGAAACCGCGCTTTTATAAATAGGATCGCATAACGATGCTTGAAATGATTTTACATCTGGACGTTGAATGACAAAAATCAAGATTGTCCGATATTCTGGATGTTCTCGTTTCAATTGTTCCAGTTCTTCTACATGTTTCAATGCTCGTGGACTAACTGTTGTATTCTTTTTCTTTCTATATCCATCTGGAAAATAAGCTATTTTTGAATCATATGTATAACTTGAATAATCTTTTTTCTTTCGTTCTTTTGATTCGATGTCTTCATAATCCGCACAAGGAACATTCTTTACTTCGATGATTGTTTTTTTACCATCTTGGTCCAAACAAAGAAAGTCAAAACGGGAATTTAAAAAGCATTTTTCTCTTTCTAATTGAGTTATGTTTTCTAAACTAGGTATAACACCTTTTTCTAAACACAATGAAACTATTTTTTCCGCACTTTTTGGATGAACGCCTATGAAATAGATTTCTCCTTTTTCTTCACGTTTTGCTAAATGAATCACGTGCGTACATAATTTAGGGTTTTCATGTTTGATTAATACTATGGTTTGTTGTGCGTCTACATATCCACAACAACCTAAGGATGGAGCATGCGCAATAATATGTTTTTCATTTTCTTCTATTTCTGGATCTTGTAAATACACATCTGCAACATAAGGCGACGCACACGTCTTACAAGGACGTTTTACAATGGTTCCTTCATAGAGTTGAGGTAGCGAATACAAATACATGATTGTGTAGTTCTTATGAAGAAGTATAAAAAATAAAGTATTTCAATTTTATGACATCATTCACAATGACAATTTACGCGTCTTTATGCTATATGTGTATAGTATCTTTTTATAGTATATTATATTTTTGTTTTATCACAAAGGTAATGGTACATTCCTTGGGTAAGGCTACATATTTACGACCGTTTAAATCTGCTTCTCCTGTTGGATACAATACATATGAATCAGATATACTCTTTTCTGGTTTTGAAATACAACAATTCCAAGTTGTGCTGTAATTCATGGAATCAATACTTTGTGCCGAATACATGTTATGAGTGTAATAATCATAATATGTATATTTCAATTTTATCCATCTCTATTATACATTAAGAACTAGACGAACTACTTAATTGACTCATGAGATAACTATTGAATTCGGTTTGATCTTCTAATTTTGTGGTACAATTTTGTGCTAATAATGTATTTTGACTGGTTAATATGGTCAATACGCTAAATATAGCAACCCATATATATGTTCCAACACTTTCTTTCATATTAATATATTTTTTATATTCTTTCATAGTTTCATCATTAACATTTGTATCAAATTCTTGTATCATAGCTTCAAAATGTGTCTCATCATTAATATCTAATTCATTAATATATACATCTGGATTATTGTATATCATTTTCATGGTACTTTGAATTGTAGTATCATTTGTTTTATTGGCATTAATACGTTCTTGAATAAAAGACGAATATCCACATAATCGGATTATACTTAAACCAAATGTATTTGAAAAACTTCGCAACCACCCATTAAACAAGTAGATTAAACTCATTCCTAATCCATACACGAAAATATAAGGGAATAACGTCGCCATACCGGCAATGTATGTATTTGAACTACCACATATTATATCATTGCTTGTTAATTTGATATTAAATGAAAATAAATAGATAAGGAAAAAAACGGAATACAAAAATAAAAAATATTTTGAATATTGGTGCATTTCACTTAAAAATATGTCAGCAACAAACAGTTTCAAGATGACAAAACTAAATAAAATCCATAAATGTATAGAAATCATATTTCCTCCAAATGAACTTGTCATAATTAATATATGATATTATAATATATTCATAAGTAAAACAAAAAATATTTTTTATTATAAATGTATATTCCCAGTTTAGTAGAAAATCAAGTAAAACACGTCTTGAGTCATAATCTCGTACAATGTCATGATTTAAAAATGAAATATTATAGTTTTTTATTTAATCTTTTATGCTTTTGTTTTATTGTTGGATTATTAGGTTTTATCTTTTATCATAAATACAAGGGACAAATGAACGTAATGGAAAAAAGACAAAAAGAAAATGAAAAAAGAGATTATATTTTATACAATTTACGTAAATTTCAAAACATTAAAAATAAATATATAACAAATATTCCCTTTGAGTAGTATATATGGAAAATCCGAATCATGATGCAGATTTACAACGATTTTTCTCTAAGGTACGTAAAATGGTCCATTTAAAAGAAAATTCAAAATTTAAATATATTATAGAAAATGAAGAATTTCGTTTGGTTAATAAGAACAATAATAATGATCAATCAGAAGTTAGCGTAAAACGATTACCTAAACTATATATTGAAGATGAAATAAAGAAAAAGAATATTGACATACAAGAGATTGGTACTAAATTATTAAGCTCTAAATATGAATTCTTGTTTGGATTTAAGAACATGGGTGAATATGAAAAAGAATTACATAGTGTGATTGAACCCAATGAAGTAAAATATGAAACATTAAGAAAAGAAGTAGAAGAGCTGCGAGATTTAAAATACAAACCTAAGGTGCTTATGAAACGACAAATGGAGGAATTAAAGTTACAACAAAACGTTTCCATAGAAACCTTGAAAGAATTAGAACAAGAAGATTTAGAAAGCACTAAAAAGGCAGCAATGATAGACTATATCTATAAACAAAAGGATATGTTGGACCTATTGATGAACTCGCCTAAAGAAAATAGAGAAATCAATCCTGTTTAAGGATTATCCCAAAATATTATATGGAACAACATGAGATGCTTTTACGGTTGTATCGCTAGCAATACTATGGTGCAATTTGTTTGTATCTATACAATAATCATATAAGGATTGTATAGATTTCACAAGCACGTACAATAAAATACAACAAGTGGAGATGAGGAGGGGCAATACAACTTTCCAAAAAGGAGCATCTTGAATGGCACACACATTCGTATATTTGATCAAAAGGAGAGATGATTGAAAGGTTCCAATGAAGAACCCAATACACAATTGATAATAGATTTTGGGTGACAGGTTTTGACTGTCCATGATCTTGTTTTGAATTGTACGTAGGGATGGGATGTTATTTCAATTTTATATGTATTGCATATATACGGATTGAAATCCGAATATATCCATAGACCATGATATTTTCATACAAATATCATGGTTTAGAACCATTTATTTTGTAAATGATACGTATAGATCACAATAAAATAACTCATGATTGCTAAAAATATGCTAACAATCCATAACGTAAATACCGATGTATTTTTATAACCTATTCCAAAATGCCGTAAACAATTTTGTTGGTGATTATAAATAAAGCTAGGTTTCAAAATAATAACAATCATGTAAAGACAAATAAATAATGTGATCGCAAAATAGAGTTTATCAACGTTCATTTATATATATAAATATATAAAAGAACTTTTTAATTCAAATCATCCTCAATAAGCATTGGGGTCATCCATGGGTGTTCCATCAGGACTATAAAATTCATCATCTTCATAGTGATTCATGACATCCGTTTCTTCTGCATATATGGATGCATCTTCGTTAAAATTATCCTGGGGTTCCCCAAACACATCCATTGAACTCGTGTTTTCAAAATCATCTTGGGCATCATTGTCGTGATACATTTGGTTCATCATGGTTTTCACTTGTTTGGCTCTTTCATTTTCGTCGTCATAGGACTCTTTATAATATTTAAATACTTGTTTCCCCTTGCCGTACGCCCATTTTCCTAAACCCAAGTTCTTCTTTAGATTTTCTACTTCACGTACGTGAGGTTTCATTTTCTCAAATGAATTGATGATATTTTGCTTTTCACTTTGCTGTAATCGTCGGGTTACCATTTTGGCGTGACTATAATCATTGACGGAATACTTTACCATGAGATTCAAATAATCATAAAGTGCTATATTTGTTTTTTTAATGAAACCATTATTGCTTCCCAATGTTTGGGCGTTCAAATCAAACATCGTATACCAATATAATAACTTATAAAAGACAAAAGACAAATAACTATATTGAATGGTCTCGTTTTCTTTAAAATGGTCCAATGTGAATATGGATTTCATGGTTTGTATTAATCTCAAAAATTGTTCTTCACTTGAACCGACTACAATATCATCTATACTTTCAAACATTTTGAAGGTATCGTCTTGTTGTTCCATGAGAGTTTGTTTGTGTTTTTCGGCAAAATTCCAATGCTGACATAATAATCTATATTGATTTGGTGTTTTATGTGATAATATAAATTCAGGAATCGTAAATAAAAGCGCATATATGAATTGTTGTAATAATCCATGATAAGAACCATATTGACTACTTCGTTGAGAGTGCTGAAAGTATTTCATAATCATTGATAATTTCTTGTTTTGTACGCCCATCGCTTGTATTCTAGATCCTATATTTGTTTTCAATTGTTCGGTTTGTGTTTCAAAATAGCGTTCTATGTCGTTCATGGACATGGTAGAAAAAGATACATTGAAAAATGTACCGACTTCTTCTAATACACTAGTATTGGAACTACCACTGGAAGCAACAAATGGTTTTGCCTCCATGGACGCTTTCTTTTTAAGAATTTCTGTCAATGTTTCCAATGTATAGTTAAACCCATTGTCTTTTAAACGTTGAATTTTATTTTCCAATGTATCATTGCGATCATATACACTTTGATTCGGTTTTTCAGGAATAATTTCTTCTACAAACGGCATAACTGGTTTGTCATTATCGAAATTACCACAATGAATCATAAACATATAGACAATGACTTCATCATTAAAGTGAACGAGGGGTTCTTGTAAGGCCATGTTTTCGTGTTGTTTCACAAAGCACACATTTTGACTATTTATGTATCTTTTTTGTAAATAGCGTAGCATTTCGTCTTTGTCTTTTATAGATGTTTGAATCGCACGAAACGCTTCTTGTTTTTGTTTGGTATCACATAAGTGAGTTACAATATAATCACTTTGATTACAACAATAGTTTTGTAAATAGGGTTGTCCTAATCTTGTGGTTAGTAACGGTAAATCTTTGTGATTATCTAACGCATTTTGTAAAAAATCTTGTATTTTCAAATGTTGAAAGGTGTTCTCATCTTGTATCTTATGATATAGATCATATTTGTCACTGTTTTGTTTTGAAGACGTGGATTCCATATTTTTTAACACAATGGGGTTCAATGAGGGATAAAAACGTGAAAATTGTTGTAACATCTGGTATTCAACGTTTTCTTCATTGTTTTGTTGTGTGTTTATGATTTCTTGCTTTGTACGAAGCATCATTGTCACTTGGGGTTGAGTCAATAGATATTTTTTTATAAATGTTACCATGCTATTTACGATTTCAGATTCATCGGATGAAACAAACGCACTATATGGAGGTGGTTTCTTATTTGACTTATGTAACTTGGATAATTTAGACAATATACATGCCATATACTCGATACCTGATGTATTTTTGAAGGAAGATTCCAACGGATATCCTTTGAACGAATGGCTACAACCAGGATACGATTTTTGAATCAATTGAGGGTTACATTGAACGTATATAAATAAATAGGAAAGTGATGCAAAACATTTTTTCTTATCATTTGTGTCCTTAGATTTCTTTGTCGAAGACTCGCGTTTTAAAGATTCTTGATATATCGTGTATATATTTCGTATATGTTGATTTTTGTCTTTTCCCAATGAAGATTTTCGATCCAATCCAATATGATTCATAAAAAGATCTACTAATTTAGCCATTCTTGATTCATCGGGACTAAGAATCACTATTTTTTTCGCTTTTTCTTCATAGTCTGGTTCCTTCACTTCATCATGTTGAATTTTAAACCCATTTTCATCATATCCATAATTTGTATCAAAATAGATACTTTGAATTTTCATACCCGTATTTGTATGGATCCATGCATCTCCACTTTCACTAATGGTTCCCTCTTCTAAACAAATCTGTTTCATAACAATGTCGTAATCATTTTGATTCAAATAAGCAATACTTAATTTATGATAAAATTTAGGTACTAATTTTGTGTTTGTTAACATACAATAAAACCAATCTTTATCATTTGAATCAATGGTTAAGGTCGCAATAAAATCCAACATTAATCGATATTTTTCCTCTAAATCGTCCATGGAAATGATTTCATACAATAATCCCTCATAAGGAGAAATTACAATGTTTGATAAATAACTTCCTAGATCAAATAATTGTTCGTGTCTTTGTTTCATTTTATTATATTTCAATAACCCACGCATTTTGTTATTTTTTTGATTTCGTATAAGTAGTAAATGATTCTTTTCATCTAACGCAATGTTTTTTTCAGATAATTCTTGTTTGATTGTTTCTTCGTTATGCATTTGTTGTACTAAATCGTGTACGTAATCATTTAATAATGATTCATTCGAAGATTCTATATCTTGAACCGCGTTTTGAACGCGCAATATTTTTTTATTTCTTAGTTTCTCTTCGTGTTTACTTAAATGGACCCATTTTTTTTCTTGGTACACGTAATAGTCTTTTTCTTGTTTTACATAACATTTGTCATTTTCACGAACTTGATATTCAATGACTTTGTTCATGAGTACATCAAATAAGTCGTTGCGTTTATCAAAAATATTTGTTTGTAATTCTTTCAATTGGGCCGGAGTAAATGAACTCTCATAGTTTTCTAAAAATGTACCTAACTTTTGATTAAATAATTCAACTGGATCATTATATGGTTTTGGTTGACTTGTTAAAATGGAATATAAGTATTGTACGCTATTTTCAAATGATTTCGGTGGATCTCTCAATACAATATTCTTATTTCCATCGTTTTGGAGTTCTTCAAGGGTTTCATATGTTTTCACGTGATTTATTTTCTTTTTTTGCGCGTTTTCTAATTTATTTTCCTTGTTTGCGTTTTCAACGTAAGTATTTAAGGATGATATGATAATGGATATATCTTCATCATTTAAATCTAGTTTGAGATCTTTGTTTTCTTGTTGATAATTATACATGACAATTTGACCGTCATCAATGTGTTGTAAATCAAATATTTCTCCTGCGTGCCCGCGTATACTTAAATTGGCTTCATTGTAAAAAGTACACATTTTAGAATAAACATCGCTATAATGATGAAACTCATAGGGTTCATTTGGTGTTTCTTTCCATATTTTTATTTTTTCTTGTACGTTCTTTCTAAACTGTTGTATATTTTTACGAATGGAACCCATGATCCAACGAATATCATTTGTATTTGTCTTTTCCATTTGAATGATACTTAATTGTTGTAGTATTTCATACGCATTTAAATGAAAAGATCCACCGACTACTTGATACACATCATAGTTTTTAATTTTCATTTGTTTGATAAAATGGTTCCATTTTGTATTGTATTGATTCATGGGTACATAACCATAATGATTTGATATAGAAAGCGAATCATCAGGTTTGTGCATAATATTCATTTTAGACCATCCTTTGTACAATGAAAATTCACTTTGAATCGACTTTGACATGATCGTTTCTCCGGGTTGATAGTTAAACTTTTGTTTCATTTTTTCCTCATTATGAAATAAGATACCGTTAATAATGAATTCCTTTTCTTTTGATAAAAATCCTAATTTCGTTTGTTTTGAGTGAACGGGTAATATAAGATCATTATCAGCAACAGAGTTCATCCATACAAACGAATCTTCACTTACTTTAATTTTACGATGATATTTTTCTCTTTTTTCTTGACCGTACAATAAATTTTCTACAAAAGATAGTCTTTGTTGTATGGTAGTTTGTTCTTTTAGTTCATTTAAAATACTTTCATAATCTTCATTTTCCAATGAAACCATTTCTTCTCCCTTTAATTTGGATCCTTCTTGTTGTGAATATTTTTTTGGGTAAACATAAGAACTAACTGGATAAAAAAAAGAAGGATTTAAATATAAAAAAGACAATAACACTTGATCTTTAGGAAGATCTTCATATAAAACACCATTTTCTAAATCACTATATAGATCAACCAATTGAGTGTATTTTTGTACCTCTTTTAATATAGTTTTGCGATTTTTCGTATATAGAGACATGGTGTTGATGTAGTCGCTCATTTGTTGTTCCATATCATAACTGACGATCTCTTCGTCATCTTGTTGTGAAGAAGAGGGTTGTGTGGTAGAAGAATCCTTTATTTTGATACTGTGAATAATCGTTTGATCCAATCCCGCATATTTGAAATCAATATAATAAGTTTCGCCGGTTTCTAATTCTTCAATCGTGATCATGTCTTCTTCCAATTGAGTAATATTACACTCCATGCTCTCATAGCCAGTATTGTCTTTGTATATGACAGAAATAATGGTTCCTGGCACAAGACGATTTGCTTGTGCATAGCCTTCCTTTGGTTGAAACCGTAATACAATTTCTGTGATTATGGTGTCTTCTTTTTTCCATATTCCATCTTCATAAATTAGTTGATGATCTTCATTTGATAATAAGGATATTAAATCAATATAGTCGTTACATATATAAGAAATGAAAAAATACTCATTTGTATAAGATTGATCTTTGTCATTTAATTGAATAATGGATCCATATGTTAATTCTCGTATTTCTTGAGTATTCATCTTATATATGTAAAGGATTTATTTATTAAATTATAATAAAGTTATTTATTTTCTAGTTTTATACTTGAAAATTCACGTTGAATTCTTATAAATTGGTTGGATAATATGTCTATTACATCCTTAAAATGTTGATATATTGTTTCATGTGATGTTTCTGGATCCTTATATCGAATGTAAATATAGGCTTCTTTTTTAGTGGGATGTTCTTTTTTGAATCCAACAAAAGAAACAACTGCTTCATGAAGCATGAAGAAATAACTTTCGATCATTTTTCCCATTGTGTAATCATCTTCTTTTAATTCAAATATATAAAAGGCATCTTCTTTGTAGAGAGCACAATAGTTTTGTTGTATTTCTTCTCGTTCTTCTTGAGAACGGGTTCCATCACTTGTAAATTCTTCATAATCTGTTTTATTTTGTATCTCCTTATTTGTATTTTGACTAAAGAATCCATTTATTTTCTCAATTCGTTTTAATATATATTCACACGCTTTATAAATAAGCACCTCGTTTGAATATATACCAACACTTTCCAAAGATAGGGTAAATTCATTTGGATTTACAATTCGTTGTGCATCAAGTAGAAGAAAATCTTTCTTTAATTGTTTATCTTCTATTTTAATTGCTTCTTCTTTTATTTTAGACGCATTTTGGACTTGTTCGAAAACACAATGATGGGCCACATTCCAACAAGAACATTCTTCCGCACGACCAATGTCGAAATTCGCAATAAAATGTAAGCTTTCGTCTTCGTCTTGTTTGTTTTGATTTGGATAAAGGATACATATGAGAATATGATCTCCGGTGATTGGATCCGTGGGGAAATACTTATCTACCTTTTCTTCAATTGGTTTTTGTGTTTTTTTATTTATGATCTTTAAGTCCGCAGTTGTGACCATACGTTGTTCCAAGGTAGGATTTGTCACATTCAACTCTAATTGATACATCTTACAAAAAGTGGAAAAGGTAGTATCGTCATTATTCATGATAGGAATACAAGATAGACGATGTTTCAAATATTCATTGTTAAATTTAGTGGTGTTTTTTACTATGTCGATTTGATTCTCATTGTGTGGGAACCCTCGGAATACAAGCGTAGAAATATTTGAAGTGATCACCCGACGTAAAGCATTTACAATAGAGACATCAATTGATCCCAATGTCACTTTAAGTCGTGGTGGTGCTTTACCGCGAGGTTCATTATCTTTGCTGAGGATTTGAACTTCCATTTTATATTATATAGGACGTACATTTATTTTTAATTCAATTTTTTCGGTAATAATGATATTTAAAAATATTCTATAATTCATAATGCAACAAAATACGTCCTACGTTGTTCCCTCCTATCCACAATTGAACCAAAAGAAAAATAATGGTCCAAATCAACAAATGGCTCCAAATCAACAAATGATTCCGAATAAAATGAATTTAAATCAATCAAAGACCAAACACTTATTGTTTTTTAGTCAATATTGTAATCATAGTAAAAGTCTTTTGAATGAATTGAATACAAAAAATCAATTGGATAAAGTAGAATTAATTTGTATTGACCAACGGTTTATAAAAGACAATATCACCTATATTATTCTTCCCAATCAACAAAATATGCCTTTGCCACCTATGATTCAAAGTGTTCCCACATTATGTATATTACCAAATCATGAAATACTAAAGGGCATGCAAATTCTACACTATTTTGTACCTATTTCTAAATCACTTGATGAAGAACGATCTCAATTAAACATAGAACCAAATCCATTTAGTATACAAAAAGAAACAACCGGATCCTATGGAGTATCAAGCGATCATTTTAGTTTTTGGGATTCAAATGAAGATGAATTAAGCGCCTCTGGAAATGGAGGTACTAAGCAAATGTACGATTATGTTTCAGTTTCTAATCCAAATGACGAACAAATTTATACACCTCAAGAACAAACCGATTCCAAGCCTAATATATCTTTAGATGCATTACAACAACAAAGAATGAATGAAATATAAAAATACATCATAATAGAATATAATATGGAGAAGGATGCCAAAAAAAAGGTATTTTCTTTATTTATATCCGTTTATTTTGAACTATTAGAAATCATCAAAGTTCATTTTAATAAACACAAAGACTTCGAGATATTTTATAAGAAAAATTTTCTATTAAAAAGAACAAACATTAAGCTCTTTATTAAGAATTGGTACACTTATATTACAACTCAATATTATCAAAAGATTCATGAAGGAGATATTCCCTATTTTTTAGAAAATGCATTGCAAATCATGACAAGTGACTATTTAAAAAAATATTTTCTTTATTTTAAACAAGTATATGATACCTTAGATGATGTTTTAATTAAAAATGTGGTTCAAAAAATACAACAACTGACACATATGAGTTATTTGTATTATAATAATTAAGATCACAAAAAAAATATTTAAACAATGATTTAGAGATACCCTCTATATGAGTGAGTCATCCTTAGACGAATTTAAGAAAATCATAACTGATTTTACAAGAGATTTAACATGTAGTTATCCGGAAATGCAAAATCATTTTGAGTCATTGGATTATAAAATATGGTATGACTATTGTAGTGATTTATATCCAGAAAACTTTTTTCATATTTTGTATGAAAATAATGAATTATTTGACGACGATCAATCGAAATTCTTGTTACCGGAAGTTGATTTTAAGAAAATTATGGAAGATGAAACTTTAAGCGATAGCTCCAAGAAAACGATTTGGAAATACATACAATTGGTATTGTTTTGTGTATGTAACAAAGTAAAAAATAAAAGTGATTTTGGGGATGCAAATATGTTATTTGAAGCCATTAAAGAAGATGATTTACATAAAAAGATTGAAGAAACCATGAATGAAATGAAGGATTTTTTTACAAACATGGATGTTTCAAATGAAAGTGACGAAAGTGACGTAAGTGACGTCCAATTCAATGATATGTTTGAAAATATGATGGATGATATCAGCAATAATATGAAGGGTTCATTTGAATCTATGTCTGGGGAATCACCATTTTCAAATATGTTTGATGCGGAAAAAATGAAATCCCATTTATCAGGTATCATGGATGGTAAAATCGGTAATTTAGCAAAAGAAATCGCCGAAGAAGCATCCAAAGAGTTTGGCATGGGTTCGGACAATCATGATGAAGAGTCACAAAAAAACTTTCTGAAAAATTTATTTAAAAATCCAACAAAACTCATGGATATTGTGAAAAACATTGGTTCTAAATTAGAGGAAAAATTTAAAAGTGGAGAAATCAAAGAAAGTGAACTCATGGAAGAAGCACAAGATATTATGGGGAAAATGAAAGACATGCCGGGATTAAAGGAAATGATGGGTACCATGGGTATGAACCCCGGAGGTAAATTTGATTTTAAGGGTATGGCCAATAAAATGCAACAAAATATGAAACAAGCAAAAGCCAAAGAAAGAATGCAGGAAAAATTAGCACGCAACAAAGAACAAGCAAGCGCCCAATCAATTACACAGGCAAATGAATTTACAAATGTAGATGCCGAAACCTTTTTATGGAATGATTCAAATAGCAATCCAACTGAACCCTTGAAGAAATCTAAAACATCCCAAGCACCAAAATCACAAAATCCCAAAAAAAAGAAAAATAAAGGTAAAAAAAAGAAGAATTAAATATATATATAGAGTAATTAAAGATGAATAATTCTTTTTGGTTTAATGAGCCGTCTATTTTACTGCGAAAAGACAAAATACTTCAATTATGGCCGTATGAGAGCATGAATTTTGAAGATAAACTCAATGCGGCAACGCGTTTCATCATAGTTATTTCTTTATTTGGCTACATGGTATTAAATAACTATTTAATACTTTTATTTGGTATTGTTCTTATTTTGGGACTTCTTTTATTGTATCGTGGTACAAAACATTCCATGGTAGAAGCATTTGACAACCAGTTGCATAACGATGATGATAAATTTACGAGAAAAAATCCATTATATAATGTGTTAATGACTGATTATAGTGATGATGTAAATAAACCAGCACTCAAGGCGAAATATAGTAAATCCCAAGAAGACGCGATTAATAAAGGTGCAAAAGATTTTGTATTAGATAACAATAAAGATAACAAAGACATTGGAAAGATTTTCACAAATCATGTCAATAAAGTTGAGTTCGAACAATCCATGCGACAATTTCACATGAACCCCAGTACTAGTATTCCAAATACACAAGATGACTTTTTGAAATATTGTTATGGTGATTTACACACCGAGAAGCCATTGAAAATCTATTGATGATTTTGTTTTATATATTCTTTTTAATACTTTTGTTTTAAAAAGAATCAATCACGACAACAGCAGGGTTCGAACCTGCGCGGGCAAAGCCCAATGGATTTCAAGTCCATCTCCTTAACCACTCGGACATGTTGTCTTTTATATATAATTGGACTAAATATGTAACTATAGTTTTATTCTGGTTATTCTTTAAGTGAAAATTAGGGTATTTGACATATTAATTCCTTTTATTTTAGAATAATACTATAAACACAATCATGAATTATGATTATATTATTATTGGAGGCGGTATATCTGGATTATATACAATACAAGAACTACATAAGAAAAATAAATCTCACCGATTATTACTATTAGATGAACGGGACTATTGGGGAGGACGTTTAGTGACCCATGTAAAACCACACTATGAAATTGGCGGGGCTCGTTTTCATGACAACCATCCTTTGCTTTTGTCTTTATTGAAGAAATACAAGTGTCACAAAGTACCCATATCAAGCTCTTCTCATTTTTTACATCAAACCAGAAACAAACAAATTGTACCCTATCATAATGCGAATAAGACCTTAGAAACAATTATGAAAAACATTATTGATCGATCTAAAAAAATATCCAAGACCACGTTACAAAAATATACATTGAAAGAATGGATCATTCATTTGTCAAAAGATCCTCAATTCGCTAAAAAAATACGCGATATTTTTGGGTATGATTCAGAAATTACACAAATGAACGCCTATGATTCGCTTCTTTCATTTGAGCAAGATTTTCTAACCAATCAATTTTACGTAGTGAAAGAAGGATTTAGTGAATTATGTCATCGTATGTATGAAGCACATAAACATGAAAAACACGTGGATTTTTGTTTAAATAGACATGTGAATCATGTAAGTAAATTAGTAGATGGTAGATATAAAGTGAATTGCTTTAACACGAAAACCAAGAAAGACTATAGTTATGAAGGGACACACCTTATCTTTGCGACCAAGGCTAACCAATTACGGGAGTTTTCCATCTTAAAGCCTATTTTTCATCTTATATCATGTGTGTACAATGCTCCTTTGCTTCGTATATACGCAAAGTATCCACGTCAAAAAGGGAAAGTATGGTTTGAAGATATGCCTAAAATCGTGACCAATGCGATCCCACGACAAATCATCCCCATTGATCCGAAGTCGGGATTAATCATGGTTTCTTACACTGACGGTGAAGATATTGATCCTTTTTGGAAAGACAAACGACAAAGACTATTAAAAAATGATGAAGTCATCCAGGAAATGATCGGCGATGCTTTAGACGTTCTCTTTCCACAGTTAAGTATTCCAAAACCAACCTATTTTAAAACTCATTTATGGACTGTTGGAGCTCATCATTGGAAAAAGGGTTATGACTCTAAACAGATTTCCAAACAAATCCGACATCCTCTATCTAACATTTCTATTGTAGGAGAAGCTTTTTCTCATAAACAAGCATGGGTCGAAGGAGCTTTAGAAACGGTTTGTGAAATTTTACATGAATAATTGAATTTTATTCCAGTCCTTTCTTTCTCAACGAATGTGTTTTGTCTTTTAATATATATTTTTATACATTTTTTAAAAAATATATATCTTTTATATAATAATTATGAGTAGAGTCGTTGATTTTACCTTTAACAATATGGGCCGTATTGGACAAGATCCATACAATTATACACAAGATACAATCATGAACAATGAACGAGCGTCCTATGTACTAACAAACTTAAATGGAGATTACAATAAGGCAATGGGTGTAGTTTCAAATTATCCAACCATGAACGTGAAAGCAAGTAATCAAGTTGGTCCAAATGGAAGTGTCATCGATCAAAATACCAAATTATTAAAATCTAGTTTAACAAATACAAATGTAAAAATTAATCTTCAAGAACGTTCTTATTTAACAATTCCTTTTTTGGGTAGAGGAAATGTAGACGTGGGTATGGAGAATAACTTAAAATTTGGCGATACCTTTAAGGAAAAGAAAAGTTCCATATTATTAACGGAAAAATGTCAAAACAATATAAAAGAATATCCTTTTCACAAAAAATTAAAATCTAGTTTAGGTGATTCCAATAAACGACTTGAAGAAAGCGCAGTAAAAGGATGGATACGAGGCGGGTTACCTTCGCGTGAAATTTATAAAAACAAAGAATTAAAATGTAACTAAATAGGGTAATATCTATAATTTATGATGATTTTTATATTCTTTATATATAGAAATGACCAGTACTCATAGTTTAAATCAAACATATGAATATGCTTGTGAAAAAAAAAAAGACAATGATGCTCTACACTATATGATTAATAATGTGTATAGTGAACAAAAGAAACCTTGTCAAATGTTTGTATTGGGTTCCATACCATCCCATATGAATGCGAAACATTTTTCATATAATCCCATAGATCTTGAAAGTGGGTTACGTGGTATTCGGAGTTGTAACTTAGAAGGTCCATCTTTTAAACCAGAATTACAGAAAAAAGACTTTTATACCCAAGAAATATTTACAGATCATTTGAAAGATCCGTTATATGTACCCCGACCTTTTTTTCATAATCCTAATGTTAGAAAAGGATTTCATAATATTTAATATATATAATATTCATAACTATTATATATGTCTTTTACTCGTTTTCATGACGATCCAAATCGTATTCAAAAAACAAATTTAGAAACAAGTGCAATCAATGATTATACCTTTAATGTTCCGGGTAATACAAATACAAAGAGCTTATTTGTAGATGATCCTTATGTACGCATGCAAAAAAATGGCACCACTCTTTGTAGAAATATGGTAAATATTGAGGCAGAATTACACGGATTAGATCGTGTTTTATGTCGCGATAATCTAACAAAAAACAATTATTTGAAAACCCAAATGGTGAAACAATACATAAGACCTTCGTCTTTGTCTAAAAATATAACAAAACAATCTCGGGCGTCTCATCCAGCCTGGATGGTAAGAACCACGAAAAATAATCGTAGTGATTTTTTATTAGAAGACCCACAAAAAAATACGGAATTGCCTTTTTTAGCAAACTTAGACACGAATATTTTAGAAAAAGATTATTATAATATTAATCATGTTTAAAAAATATAAAATCTTATATATAGTAAGACTTTATATGGCACAAATTGCGATTCCCGTATTATTAGTAGGCGTTGCTTATTTAATGAGCAATGAAAAAGAAGATTCAAAAAAGTCAAATGAAGGGTTTTCTCTATTAAATGAAGACGATAATGAAGAAAATCAATTTGTATCTAATAACGTACAACCTTCTATGTCTAAAACACAAAATAACACAAATAATGAAGAAACCTTAAGTCATCATCAAGATAAATATTTCACAAAAGATCTTCGCGAAAAAACAGGCGAATCTTTTCAAACGTTGGCAGGAAATAACATGAATGTAAATGACTTAAATCACAATAATATGAATCTATTTTATAGTAATAAATCTGGTGGTTACACGGATTTAAAACAAACCAGTATATTAGATAGTTATACCGGTCAAGGTACCTATGATATTCAAAAGGATGAAACTGCTGTTTTCTTTAAACCGGAAAACAACATGCAAAACGTATATGGAAACCAAAATCAAAATGAGTTTCTTCAATCGCGTGTCAATCCCTCACAACGTCACGCAAATACAAAACCGTGGGAAGAAATTCGAGATACTCCTGGTATTGGTATGAAATATGATGAATTATCC